CGACGGAGCGGCCAATCGTGGTGGCGCCATATTCGCTCGCGACAACCGAGGCGGCCCAGCCGAAGACCGAGCCGAGGGCAAACATCATCGCGTCCTTATTTTCCGGCGGCACGCGGATAATGAACAGCGCCGCGAATCCACCTATGGCCGTCAGCATCACGACGAAGCCGATGACGAACCGAAACACGCCGCTTGTTTTCTTGGGATGCTCGTCGTTCATGCCCAGCCCCCATCCATGAGCGCCGCCTCGAACTGCAGCGCGAGCTTCGCGATGTCCTCGGCCCGATCGGTTCCATTGATGATGCGGCGCGCTTCTCGGTAGGCATCGAAGCCAGCGCGGCCGGAGAGCGGCAGATAGTCCTTCAGCGCCTTTCCGGTGAAGGTACCGGTTTCCATGCCCCACACCATGATCTTCGCGGCGATGTCAGGCTGCATCGCGAGTTCAGGATGGTTGACGAGATCGGAGCCAGTAGCCTCGGCTGCCTTGGTGTAATTGGTTCGGCCGGTCAGCTGCGGATAGCCGCGGCCACAATATTTCGCTCCGTCGCCTGGCTGGGTATTGCCGAGCCGCTTGGCGACATCGGGCCGCGAACCCTGCAGATCGTACATCTTGAGGAAGTATGCGGCGGCTGCGGAATCGCTGAGCCAGAACGCCTCCCTGACAGGCTGCATCTTTCCGGCTGTTTCGTGTTGCGCAGTCGCAAGTCCGTAAGCCGCATAGGCCAGCGGCCAGCGCGCCACGCCGAACGCCTGCAGCAATGCCCCGAAGCCGTCGACTTGGGGCTGATCCAGTGGACCAAAAGCTGAGCGAACCGACAGGAAAAACTTCGCACCGTCACCAAGGGCTGCTGGGCTTAGCGTTGGCGCTCTGCCCCAGCCGGCGATTACAGCATTGAAGGCGTCGACATCGGCTTGAGACAGCCCCTCGCCATTCATTCCACGTTTGAGCGCACGGGCGGCGTCAAAGAAAGCCTCGGCGCTCATCGGCCTGTCACCGCGAACACAATGGCGATAATGCCGACAATAAAGGTGATCAGGACGCCGAAGCCGATGACCTTATTCAGCATTGCGTCGAGCTTCTTTTCGTTGGCCTCGACCCGTTCCTTCAGCGCATCGAACTGCTGGATTGTGGCGAGCCGCTTCATCACGTCGTCGAGCGCGCCCCTCCATTCGTTTGTCTGATCCATGCGCTTTTCGAAGTTCGTATCGGCCTTCGACGATGCCTTGTCGGCTGATGACAAAGCTAGTTTTGCCGCCTCGGTGCTTGCCTCCGTCTTGCTTTCGAGTAGCTCCTTCAGCGAACCGAGCTCGCGACGAACGCTGGCAACCTCGCTATCGAAGTGCTCGCGCAGGGGAACCTTACTCATTCCCCATCGGCCTTTTTGTCAGCGGTACGCTCCCTTGAGATGATGCGCTGGGCGGCCTGAAGCGCTTCACCTTCGCCGAGTTGATAAGCTTCCGCCGCGATAGCACGGTGCATCCACTCGCCTTCGCGCTTACGGCAGTCGTCAACCTCGGACTGCAAATGGTCGCACCGTGCATCGAGGCGTTCGATTTCAACGCGCAGCCTGTGCCAATCGCCAGCCTCTTCTGCGATGCGGTCGCGGTAGCGCTCATTGATCCGTTCCATGACCGCGGGCCACGCCTTGAACAGCGCGACCGCGAACATGAGAACCATCGTCCAGACGCCAGTTGCCGCTGAGAATATTCTGTTGAAAATGCTCTCATTCAAACCTGCCTCCACCGGGATACGCGACGAGCAGAGTGCCTGGGTCAGCAGGCGGGCGGTTCATCGTCTCGGCATGACGACGAAAAAACTTGGAGACGGGCTCCCAGCACGCAGCGAGGAACTGAGCAATGGCGAGCCACCACAGCGCATAGTATTGATAATAGGGCTGAATATCGGTGACGTAGAAATACCAGGCCACCGGATAACTGAGCATGATGAAGCGGTCGGATGGGGACCGCTCGAGCAGAATGCATTTCAACTGGTGAAGGGTGCTCCGGTAAGGCTGGAGGTTGCAATATTCCGGCTTCGCCATGATGACGGCGAGCACGAAGATGTCGGGGTAGGCGAAATACTGCACTGCGAGACCGTTTCCGGTCAGCGTGTAGAGACCCTCTGAAAATACCCAGCACAGCACCAGCGCGCCCGCCGTAGGGTTCCGCCATGCGGCGGGCATCCCTACGACGAGCACGGCAGCCCACATGATGGCGTGGGGCAGTGACACTTCTAGTGCGGACCTGGCGGATCGCCACCGGGCGGGGTGTCGGGCTGAATCGGCTTGCCCGGATCAATCGGCTTGCCTGGATCCTCCGGTTTGACCGGCTTGTTAGGTTGTGTCGCCATCGCATTTCTCCTTTCGCTGGCGGTGGTGAAACTTTGCGTCCGCTTTAAACCTGCGTTAAATCGCCGCCTCTGCTCGCGGAGAAACTGGATGCGAACTATGTTGGGGTTCGGCGGCGCAGTGCTGCTTTTTACATGCCTTGGCTTCCTGATGGTCGGCCTGAGCATCGAGACCACAATCCCGGCCGAAGCTGGAACGACCTTGCCCACTGGAATGCAGGGCATTTCCAATCTTCAGCTGATGCACGTCCAGCTGCTCGACGTCATCATCGGTTGCGTGAGCGGACTTGGTGCTTGTGTGCTACTCGCGGGTGCGGCTGTAGTGACCGCGATAGAAGTGCCGCCTCCGCCTAAACCATGATCCTATGGGACTGAGAATGTTTTCGTCAGTGGGACCGAGGCCCACGTAATTCCTGACTGGGTGTCGAAATTGGTCCATGTGACGCCATCATTCGACCATTCCAGCGTCCAGTCTTTCCAAGCGTTGGTGGTGCCGAATTCCTCTCGCAGGCTATATTCGGCGGGTTTCGTAATGGTGCTTGGGAAATAGTAGCCGACGGTTCCTGGCAGCTGTGTGCTCGCCAGCCAATCGAAGTGGGTTGAATTGTTGTTATCGAATAGATTGTCAGGTGACGTTCCGGTCCCGGCATTGTTGCTGCAGAATGTCGCGCCGCCGTTGCAGACATCGGAACCGCCGACCGTCGCATGAACCTCGGCTTCGTTCATGATGCAGAAGCCTGATCCGTTGTCGCTTGTTACGTTCCAGCGCAGTGCCTTGTAATGCGTGCTGGTATCCTGCGGCCAAGTGCGCGTGGCCGTGGCCCCAGACCAACTCGGCTCCCAGATCTCGAATGCCGTAGTGTAAGTTGATCCGTCGTCGGAATATCTGAGGCGACAAGTCTTTGGCGCGGTGGTCATGTCCGTGCCGGTATAAAGATCGATCGAAGCCACAGCCTGCGGCGAGGTAAACTGATAGCCTACGTATGTATTCGTCGGCGACGAACGATCCCAGCTGGTGCCGGTGTTTCCATCAAAGAGATTGCCCGGCGTCCCGCCGCTGCCACTGCCCCCGCCAAACGCTGTGCCGCCGGAGGTCGTGATTTGGACACTCGACTGGTCGTAGAACCGGAATTCCGTGAAGGCAGTATCGGTCGAATGCCCGTTGTTGGCATCAATTTCCAGCTTCCAATATAGGTGCGCGCCGTAGGGACCACTTGGAGTGCCTCCGCCAGTCGCGGGGTTGCGCATCCGAAGAACCTCCGCGGGCAACATCGCTTAGGCTTCCTGCGCGACAGCAACGACGTCCCATTTCGTATCGGCTTGGCAAAAAATCATGCCGAGATAGAGCGTTTTGCTGATGACCGTCGTGGTGGGGAGCGTCACGCCAACCGCACGATATTGCGTGCCGTAGCTGATTGCGCGGGCGGTGCCATTGTCCTTGATCCGAATGACGATGCCCCAACCGTCGACCGCCGTGCCGCTGGGGTTCGCCAAAGTAAGGCCAGCGGCCTGCGCCGTAATCTTGACCATATCGTCCAAGAAGGTCGGCGTAACTGTGGCAGATGAAGTTACGGACTGGATTGAAGGGCTGTGATAGCCGTAGAGTTCGGTGAAATTATCGTTGCACTTGCCGAACGCATCTCGGATCGGGTCGCCCGTTCCATCATTAGCTGTTGCGCCTATGCCGATGGTTTCTTGAGCCATTAAGCCATATCCGCCTTGTGAATGGTGTCATCTGCCGTGATTGTTGTCGTATCTGCCGTCCGGTGCGGGCCATAGATCAGATCAGCGACCGTCACCGGCCCGAGGATCAGGCGATCGCTCGGAATGCCCTGAACGACGTAGCTAACAGCGGCGTAATAAGTTCGGCCACCGGTGATGCTCGTGATGTCGACCTTGGTCGTGTCGACCGGATAGCGGCCGGCGCCGATCCACAGCACGACATCGGGGTGCATCGTCGGGTCAGTTACGCCGTCATATTCCCAATATTCGAAGATGATTGCTTCGGCATAGATATCGTCAGCAGCCGAGCCCGTGATCTCGAGCGCCGGTATGCTTGCAGCCGGGCTGTCCAGCGTGACCGCCGCCAGCGCCCAGTTCGCGCTATCGGGCGCTCCGATGTCCGGCGGGAAGGCCGTCATCGTCGGCTGTGAATAATCGTACGGGAACACGGCATCGTCGGCGAAGACCTCGGCCACAATCTCGCGCAAGGTCAGCGTGTTCTGCCACTTCTCATCGATCGAATAGGCTTCGATCCTGAACGTCTTCGTGCCGCCCGAGAAATAGCGGTCGGACTGCCACTGAACCCAGTCGCCGTCTTCCAGTTCACAGAAGCGCGGTCCGAGCGTGACTGCGCCTCGCCCCCAGATCCTGCCGAGCCGACGGGCGATTTCGGCAATTCTGAGCGCCTGTGGCTGGTAGCGTACCAGGCGAAGCGCGATCTGCGCCTCTCGCGGTTCATTGTCACCAGTGATGTCGGATGTGTTCCGTACGACCGGCGCCGCGTGGCTATTCCACTTCTGATCGGGCTCGACGTAGGTCGCGACGACCGTGTTGATCCATTCGTCGCTGCTTTCGGACAGGAAGCCCTGGTTCCAGCTGACCTTGCTGCCGATCAGGAGATCATCGTCAGTGAATGTCGCGACAACGCTCTTGGCCTGTCCCGGCTCGATCATCACCGAACCCTCGCGGGTCAGGATGGATCCTGCCGTCGCCGCCGCGAACATTTGCTCGACGTCAATGAACGGCTGGTTGGCGTAAATCGGCCCGGCAACGCGGTAATGACCGTCACGGTCGAGGAAGCGGAAGACGAGCCCCGGCGATGAGTTGGTCGGCGAGATCAACGCATTGTTGAGCGGATCATAGACGAAGCCGGAGCCTTCGAAGCCGCCTAGGTTTGGTACCGTGAACGGCGAAGTGTCGATCGTCCGGACCAAAGATAGGTCGGCCGACGAGTATTCGCTGTTGCCGTTCCAGAAGGTCTTCGATCCAACCGGCGTCGAGGCGAACGCCTCATAAAGCATGCTCGGCGAGCTGCCCGTGTTGACCGCCGCATTGATCGTGAAGGTCGTCTTGTCGATGAAAAAGAGGTAATCGCCCTGCCGACAGATGTAGTTAGTCCCGTCGTCAGGATCGAAGCCCCAGACATCGCCCGTCGTGCCATAGGCCGTGGTGTCATTGAGAACTGCCGCGCTGCCAGCATGACCCGCTGCAAGAATGTGCCCGCTCGTCGTGCCGACTGATATCGCGCCGCCCGCCGCATTGCTGAACGCCTGCGTCATATTGAAATTGACGGCATAGACGGTGAGCGTGCCGTCATACTTGCCGATCTTGTCCGGATCGAAGCTATGCGGCCCGATCCAGATATCGCCTCCAGCATAGCTGACGCTGCCCGGGATCATTCCCATGTCGGCCAGAGGCAGGATGAGCGTCTCGACGCCAGTCTTGCTTACGAGATAGATGCCCGCGCTGAAGTTGGCGAAGTATAGCCCGTCGTTGGTTGCCGCCTGACCGCCAGATGGCCCGACTGCCAGCGTGGTATCGACGATCTGCGAGCGCGTCGGGATATAGAATGAGGCGAACGAACTGCCCGACGCCGAATAGAGCACCGTTCCATCTGGCGAAAGATAGCCCGGCAGCATGACGTGGACCGTCGGATACCAGTAAGCCGGATAGACCGCAGCCGCGAGCTCGTCGCAGAGGTTCGCCGCCGCAATCACCAGGTCATCAGGCGGCAACTGATCGGCGGTCAGTCCGCGTCCGACGAGCAGCTTCGTCTGATCGGTTACGTCATCATCGGTGAAGACGCCGCGCTCGTAATTGTACCAGCAGACGATCGCGTTTTCGGACCATTCCCAAGTCGTCGGGTCGGTCCAGCGATGCGAGCCAGAGCCACCGCTGACCGTGCTGTCCTTGCGAAGATCGTAACAGAGCTTGCCCTTGATCACGAAGCCGAAGCGAGGACGCCCGGCGGGCCAGCCGGGATGCTTGTCGTTCGGCTTGTCGGCCTTGTAGGCCACGATGACGTCGCAGCCGCTTTCGCCGATATCCGAAGCGGACCAGCCCGGCCCGTTGTCGGTCACGATACTCGGAAGGGGGTCCGTCGTCGTATCGGCGCGGAAGTAGATCTTGAACTGATCATCAAACCGAGGATCGAGCCCGTCGCCGTTGTATGGGTAATAGGTATCGTTGACGAAGAAGCCGACCAGGCTGTGGCACTTGTGATCCGCCAGCCGGATGACGAGGCATTCCCAATCCGTGCCATACTTGCCGCCGAAATCGAACCCGTCGACCAAACTGCCCGGCGTGAACGTCTCACCCAATTGCATCGCTCGGGGTTGTTCACCGAGCTTGATCGTCATTTCCGACGCTTCGCGCGCCGGTTGCTTTGGTGCGGTGAGGTCGACGATCGCCTGCGCAGCGATGGTCAATCCACCTTGAACAATCAGCGCAACGTTACCGGTCGCGATGCCGATGCCGACTTCAATGGCACCGATGATGAAGCCAGCGACTTTACTCATCGATTGACCATGCGGCTGTCATCGCCGAACGCTTCATCCGGCGGCTGCCGTTCTCTGCTGGCCCGACAAGGGTCGCGCCCTCGACGATCATCGGATGGATGCCGAATTGCTCGTCTGGTACTCCGGCGATATCGCCGCGGTTGGCGAAGGCTGGCGGGATTCGCTTGAAATGCGCATCGAAGGCGGCCTCAAGCGAACCGTAGCGTTTCAGAAGCGCGGCAATGCCCTTGGCCGTCGACCAACGGATGGTCGGTGCAACCTTTACTCCAGTCTGTGCTTCAACTGCGGCGAGGCAAAAGCCTACGCAGTCGTTCGCTTCCCGCCCGATCGCGTGAGGCGTCCTCTGGCGACTGTCCACGAAGGCGATCAGCGCCAATATGTCGCGCGCCATCAGACATCGCTCGTCGGCGGCGATGGAACCAAGGCTATCCCGGCATTGGCAGGCTTCTTGCCGCCCCAGTAGAGCATCTTTTCTCCAGCATAGGCGGTGTTCTTAAAATAACCGTCGCTAGCGTTGATCAGCCGTTGGTCAGGATCGGACCGTAGCCGTGCCCCGCTCCGTCCCAACCCACGCGCTGCGCTTTCAACTGCGAAGTTGATTGCCGCTTCACCGCCGATCGTCTCGTCAGTTGTCAGTGCATCGCCGCGGCCGCGCTCGAAGACGTGGAAGTCGAGCAATGTCTTGCAGTCCGATGCGAAGATCAGCCGATAGAGAACAACGCTCGCGCCTTTGACCTCATCGGGATCTAGCAATGCCAAGGCTGCGGGCTCGACGCCTGACAAGGTGAGCGTGATACCCTGCGCGACACCGCCCATCGCGTTCGCCGTCCGCTGAGCCAGCGCCTTGTCGCCGAGGCCCAGATAGGTGTGACCGCCGTTGCTGATCGATCCGAACCCGCCCCAAAAGCGCAGCACCGTCCCAGCATCTCGCGGAGTGATGTCCACCGCGCCGGTTACAACTGCCTCGCCTGCTGTGATCGCCGTCATTGCGGCGGTGGCAAGCGTCTTCACGAGCGAAGATCTTGGATGGCCGCGATTGCCCCGCCGTTGATGGAAAAGAGCCGGTCGACGCCGCCGAGATTGGTCTGAGTCGTGACGAGCGCCATCGTGCAACCTGGCTGATCGATATGGGCCACAGCACTACCTGGGACTGCGGACGGGATAGGTGGCTCAACAGTCACGACGACATCGCCTGACCCATTGGCAGTTGCGCCGACAGTCACCCGCACAATCGCCCGCCACGGAAGGCCCGCTATGGCCGTTTCGGCCGCAGCCCAGCGGAAGTCGACGTAATCGCCGACGGACAAGACTAGCCCTGCGGCATGCGAGCCGAGATGTAGCGTCAGAATGCTATCGCCGTCCGAATTGATGCTCTCCGACCAACTGGACGCGGCGCCCGTGAACGGCGAGAACGCCGCGAGGCCATCGGGATATTCTTTCGGATATTGGCGGGTGAGGTCGCGGCCGATGAAGCGTCTCGTCGCCCCGCGCATTCCTGCCAGCCATGCCCGCCATTCGTCCGAATTATCCTCCGGCATCCGTCCTAGCGTCCAGATTGCCGACCACAGAGGAAAGCCGATCTGGACGCCGCCGATGCGTCCGCTGGCTTCCGGCGCCTGCTCGTCGACACGCTGCGGCTCGAATTGCTGAACCGAGACGTACATCGTCGGCATTTCAACTGGAGACTTCATCGGCCCTTCCACACGAAGCGGTCGCGCGCATCGCCCATCGTCGCCAATACCCTCGCCGGAAGCTCGGCTTTCATCGCGTCAAGTTGCGTCTGAATTCTTGCCACAGAGGACGCATCAACGCCGCGGAAGTCGTTATGCAGCGTCAGGGAGACGCTCGGCGCGCCCTGCATCGGACTGTCGTCATTGGCGATATTGATCCGCTCGCCGTAGGATACCTTCGCGATATCGATGCCGTTGAGCTGTAGCATATTCTGATCTGTGCCGGAGCGGCCGCCAACATAGATTGATCCACCCGTCGCAAAGCCTGGAATGGCTGCGGCGGCTGACCCTATCGATGTGCTCGGCGAGAATGCCCCAGCACCGGCAACACCGACCGAATTTGCATCGAAGGCGCCGGGTGAACCAATGCCACCACCGCCGAGCGCGGCCTGCAGCGCTTTGAAGATCAGCATCTTTATCGTCATCTGGATCAGGTCTTGCAGGATCGAGGCGGCGAGTTGGTGGAAGGCGCTCTTCAGGCTTTCCGTGCCAGTGATGACCCCGCTGATCGCCTCGCTGAGCCCGTCGAGGCCCTTCACCTCAATCGATTGCAGCGCTTCGTTGATTTCGGCAGCGGTCTTCGGAACCTGCCGCTGCCATTGCGCAAGCGGGTTTTCGGTGTTGCGGCCGATGGCGGCAGCGGCCAGCGTGTGCTCGGCGGGAAGATGGTCGATCTGATCCTGAATGGCTTGCAGCTGCTCGGCAGTCGCGCCGTTTTTCCTCGCCAGCTCCAAGTTCTGCTGGAGTCGTAGCCGCTTTTCCTCGATCTCAAGGTCGAGGATCTGAAGCTCAATGCGCCGCTTGTCGGCCGCCGTTGTCGCAAGATCGTCCTGAGCTTTTAGACCGTCGATGGCGAACTCGCGCTGCTGATCGGCGATATCGAATAGCGCCTGCTGCTTCTTGCGCGCCTGCTCTTCTGCGAATGCCTGCAGCCTGATCTGCGTCTCGCGATCGGCGTCCGCCTTCAGGATAGCGCCCTGTTGCTTGACCTGATCGAATGCGGCTTGGGTGATCTTGTGCTCGGCCAGTTCTCGCGCGGCCTTGTTCACCCGCTCGTCGATCTGCGCATCCTGAATTTGCTTGTCGATGTCGATCAGCTGAAGTTCGAGCTTGGCGCGTTCATCGGCCGAGCCCTCTAGTTGCTGCTTCGCCTGCAGGATCGAGCGCTCGGCTTGCAGCTGCTCGATATGGAACTGCGCCAGGACTTCATCGGAGCGGTCGGCGGGCTCGCGGCGGGTTCTGCCGCGACGATCTCCACCGCCAAGGAATTGTGGCAAGTTCGTTCCTGGCGGCGTGATCGGCGGCGGAGCCTTTGAGGTCGCGACCGCGCGATTGAGCTTTTGGGTCTCTTCCCTGACGTTCCTGACCGCCGCGGCAAGTTCCTTCGTCCTGTCAGCAGTCGTCGTGATCGGAATGCCGTTTTCGAAGAAGGTCGTCGTCGTCGGACCTTCGCGCTGGATTCGCGTGAGGTTAGCCTGTGCGGCAGCTAGCTGCTGGCGCCGGACCGTAAGATCGTTGCTAGTGGCGAGCGTCTGTTGCTGCTGCTGGCCTCCGATAATTCCGCCGACAAGACCGCCCGCTAACAAACCGCCAACGCCGCCAAGTCGAAGACCGATCAGCCCACCAAGAATTGCATAAGCCTGCGACGGATTGGAACCGAGGAATCTGATGATCTGGCTGGTCAGCGTCGCCAGCGCATTCGCGAACTGGAGGATCGCATTCGCATTGTTGGCAACAATGCCCGCGATCTGGGCGGACAGAACTTCCTTCAGCGCTTCAAGCTTGTGAGCCGTTTCCTCCGCGCCTTGGATTTGCTGGTCGGAAAGGACAATACCGAGTTCTTGCGCCGCCTGCGCCAATTCGTTCAATCGGCGCGAACCAGGCGCTAGCAGGTTATCAAGGGTTGAGCCGGAGCGGCCCATCAGGATCATCTCGACCGCTGCGCGCTGGGCTCGGTCAGTGACTTTCGACAGTCCGTCAGACAGAAGGCGGAACACATCGCCCGTGGTCTTGCCCTTCAGTTGATCAACGCTGATGCCGACCGCCTTGAAGGCTTCGATCTGCGCCTTCGATCCTAGCTCAGCCTTGCCGATGGTGACGGTCAGGCGGCGAAGACCGACTTCTAGCTGATCCTGCGCGACGCCTGACTGAGTTGCGGCAAACCGGAAGGTCTGTAGGTCTTTGGTCGTCAGCCCGAGCGTCCGTGAGACTTCCTTTAGGCTGCCAGCATAATCGAGTGATTTCTTAATTTGCTCGGCGAGCGCCCCAACCGCGAACGCCGCGAATAATCCCTCGGCCGCCGTCTTCGCCGACTTGAACGACGTCTCCATCGCGCCGGCTTCGCGCTTGGCAATGCCCGACGCCTTCTTTGCGCCCGCTTCGAACTGCGCGGTATCCAGTCCGAGTGAGACGCGGAGTGCGCCGATCAGCGAGGATGCCATCAGGCGGCTTTCCTCTTACGCGGCGCTTTCTTGGGCTCGGGTTCAACCGCCTGCACCAGAAAGGCGCGGCGGATCAGGTCGCCGAGCGCCATCACCACCGCCTCGGCTAACGCCTTTTTCTCAGGATCGGACGGCCGCAGGATGCCAGCCACTTGCCCTAGCGTCAGTTCCTCGTGGTTTGGCCGGGTGACGCCCCACAGCACCTTCGTCATCACGGTGACGGAGCTGAGCATTTCGAGAATGATGTCGTCCATGTTGGACTCGAACAGCCGCTCGATCCTGTCGACCACGCCAATGTCGACGACCATCTTCAGCATGAAGTCTTCAGAGAGCGCGATAGACGCCTCGTGATAGAACGGCTTCAGTTCCATGAATGCTCCTAGAGGGCTGCGAGCCGAGCAGCCTTTGCCGCGGCGCGGCGTGCCGAGGCGTCGATTTGAACCCACATATAATAGCCAAGCAGGTTCAGGCTCTCTTCCTTACGCCCCTCGAATGCAGGCCGGCCGGAAGGTTGAGGCGGATCCTTGAAGGTGCCGAACTCCATGAAGATGCCGTGGTGGCGCGGCAGGTTCTTCGCTGGCCCGACATAGACCGTGACTGAGCCGGGCGGTGCGCCTGGATCAGCCTGGCGAGATACAGTCTGGGCGCTAACCACGACGCTATCGCGCAGATGCAAGCCTTGGTCGCTTGCATCATACGGAGCCAGCGCGGCCCACAGCGAACGGATCGGTTCAGCGGCGAGGATCAATGAGCGCCGAACGACCGCCTTTTGCGTTGCCGTCTTCGGCAATTCCTCGAGCGCTTCGAGCAGGCCGGCGAGACCGTCGACCTTGACGGTCATCGCGTCCATGTCAGTGCCTCGTGATCTCTACGGGCACGCCGCGTGCCTTCAGCGAATGGAAGAACGCGATACCCTGCGCGTGCTTGGTGCGCGTCTCGTCATGTCGAGGCGAGATCGTCAGGTAATCGGAGAGCGACTTACCCTTGAGCCCGCCTGACCAGCCGGTGAGCGCGAAGATGGCCGTATGCCATGCCGTGACGATCGCCATGTCGGTTTGGCGGGTCGCAGCGCGGACCATGCCTTCCATGCAGGTGACGTAGGAGCGAGGCGTCTGGCGCCAGAACTCGGCAGGAGAGCCGCCGAGCGCCACCCATTCGATGAGGAAGGTCTCGATGCTCCATTTCGCAGTCGAGCCTTCGTCTTTCTTCTCGCCGAGGTTCAGAGCCCGCTTCAGCAGGACGAACATGCCCTCGATGAGCGCGGCTCGGACGGCACCGCGATTGAGCATCAGGCCAGCCGTCTCGTCGAGCGTCATCTGTCCGTGATGACGACGCAGCAACGCGAACAGCAGCTTGCCGGTAACGCCGACCGGAGGACGCGCCGAAGCGAGCGCCTCCATGATCTCCGGCATATCCCAGCCCGTCAACACCTCGGCATGATCGAGAACGCCGAAGTCGATGGCCAGCATCAGCCGATAGCCACCGACCTCGATCAGTTCCTCGTCATGGAATGCGGCCACGATTATGAACCAGTGGCGCCCGTACCCTGCACAAGCGCGCCAGTGATGCGGATCGTCGCTGTCGAGGTGATCTTCGCATCCGCCGACATTTTGTCGGGCGCATACTTCTTGATGAAGCCGCTGGTCAGGAAGTTCCAGTCGATCGAGCCTGTCCCGCTGTTGTCGGGAATCTCGAACCGAACCTTGCGGGTCGTTCCATCGTTCTTGGCAGCGGTCAGCAGAAGGTCGGTCGCGTTGCCAGGATCGTAATTGATCGTGACCGTGACCTCGCCTCCGTCGATCAGGCCGGGGATGAATTCCTTGCGACGGTTCGGCGAGAGAAGATGCGTCGCATCGATCTCGTCGGTCTGATCCGTCGGGAATGTGCAATCGACGACCTCAATGAGTTGCGTGAGGTTCGCTTCGGTATTGTCTGTGCTGACGAAGACCTTGCCTCCCCAGCCGATGCGCGCAGCGGTCATTTCATGCTCTCCTTGTTAACTATGCGCGACCATCAGGTCGGCAGATTTCCGATAAATGATCGTGTCGCCCTCTTTTTCACCACCGACATCGCGCGGACCGAGGGTAATATCCGCGCGCTGGAATGTGTGGCCGTTGCTTGTGTTGCCGGGGACAAGCGCATTGATCAGCGCCGCCATGCCGGTCTGAACATCGGCATAAGTGAGGCCCCAGACGTCGATCTGGATCAGCGCGAATTCCAGATCCCAGTCGTTCAGGATCTGTGGCCTTCGCTCGGTAATGTCGGTCAGCGTCGCATAGGGCTGAGCCGTATTCTGCGGAGCGTTGACCCAGTATGTTTTCGTGTAGGCCGCCTTGGCGCGGGCCATGAACGCTCCCTGCCAATCCAATCAGAGCAACCTTATGGCGGTGAAGCGGATCGAATATCGATCGAGCGGCTCACGCACGGTGATACCCCATTGCGAACCATCGAAGGTGATGCGTGCCGTCATCGGGACAGCATCCAGCGTCGATGATCGGTAGCAGACGAAGCTAGCCGTCTGTTGTGCGGCCTGCTGGGCAGCTTCGCGTTTCTCCTGCCCGCTGCCAAAAATGACTTGGGCAGTCACTGAGGCGAGGGTCGTCGGATGAGCCCAGTCCTCGACTGTTTCGTTATAGTCATTCGTACTAGTCGCTGCCGCGATAAACGTGATCGCGCAATTCCTCTCACCTGACGTCGGCATGGTCAGTAAGCCGAGACAGGCCGTATCGCGTCGAGCAGATCGGTTACGGTCTGCGGAACTTCCACAGCCGCCGCTCTCAAGCCCGTAATCACGGATTCCCGGTTCTCGAACCAATGGCCGATCAGCAGGAGCATGGCCCGCTTGCCGATCAGATATTCCTCGCTAGCGCTGTCAAGAGCCCCGCTCGTATAGCTGACGGTGATCGCTCCACCACGGCCGAGCGCCGGGAACTCGCTGTCGATCGCCGGATAGATCATCAGCGGGAACCGATCCAGCGGCGCAATGAAAGCATCGTAAGTCGCGTCATTGCCGTCGGCATCGAGGTAGGCGATCCCATCGACACTGACGATCGGCCGACGATAGATTTCGAGATATTGGCCACGACCGCTCAAGCTCCAGCGGCTGAGCGCTTCGCCCCATGCTCCGAACGTCTCCGTCCGCGCAGTCGCGACCCAGAAGTACCGGCTGATATTTTCCACAGTGGCTCTGGCAGGGGCGATGAGCGACGTCAGGAATGTGTCCTGACTGCTGTCGTTCGCCATGTTCACTTGGGCTTTTGCCTCAGTGATACTGACGGGCTCAGCCAACCTTGGCGTCCTTTCCGTCCCGCCCGCGCTTCACAGCAAGCCGCCAACCACTGTCGGGCGTATCGGGCTTGGCGTCGGTCTGCTGCTGGGCAATCCACCACGAGCCGCCCCAAGTCACACCATCGCCGGGTTCGTATGCCTCTCCAGCCTTGTAGACGCCGCGGTCGAGCACGGTCGGCCACTTCATCGTCGCGATATGCTCATGCTCGCCGCTGATGAACTTGAATTCGATGGTGCGATCATCGTCGAGCACCTGGCATTCAAAGCTGGTGAGATCGAACCCGTCACGCCCCGGCTTGCCCCTCTTGCCGCGCGCCGGCTCCCGAGCCTCGAGATAGCGGATCCGCTCGACAAGAGGCTTGACCGTGCGAATGACGAGCTCGCGCATGACCGGCGCGAAGGCTTTCACCAGCACTTCCACGTCGCCTTGCTTCATCTCTTCACCTCGTCAGGCCGCGAGCAGGAAGTCATTGTCATGCTGGATCCAATCCATTTCCGATCGCGTGTCCGCCTGTTCGAAGGTCCGGATGCCGCCATTGGTGCGAGTGCTGGCCTTAAAGTGCCGTCGATCCTGACCCTCGCCAATCGCAAGGGCACCGACAGTCTTGACGGTGCCGATGAACCGGGCGCTATCCGAAGGTTCGCGAACGTAGAGCTTGCCGTAACTGATAAGCCGGCGCGGCATTTCCGAAAATCCGGCGCCAGCCTGCCCAACCTCTGCGGAGGCCACCTGAAGAGTGCCCTGCGCTATTGTCAGGGCTTGGCCTGTCAGCGCGACTACGACGTCCGCTTCAGACGCCTTGACGGTCCCTTGCGAGGTCGTCAGGTGTTGCCCGGCCAGAGACTGATCGATGCTGCCGAGCAAGTCGCCAGCTGAAACGCTGGCCTCTTGGCCGGTTAGAATTATATCCGCCGAAGCGGCAATCGGCTCTAGGTCAACGGCAACCGACTGGCCTGCAGGCACCACGCTCGAGACCGGCGTGACAGTACCGAGGCCGACGGAAATGCTCTGGCCGCTGACCGCGAGTGACGTGTCAGCGGCGGATGAGCCCTGCGAAATGGCGAGCGCCTGGCCCGTCACTGCCGCGGCAATCGTGTCGGTCTGCCCCTGCGAGCCGACAACAACAGATTGGCCAGTCAGCGCCAAGCTGGACGCTGCAACAAGTGAGCCGATCTGCGCAGTTGTCGCCTGCCCAGTGAGAGCGG